TCATTTATATGATTTAGATGTACATAATATTGAAGAACCAAAAATTGATTTATTACCAGATTTGTTAATAGATGAAATAGAAATTTTAGAATAATTGCGTAAAAAAATAATTTATATTACAAATATATTTATTAATGGATAATATATTCGTAATTGCGGCAATTATTTCAATAGTATATGTTATTGCTAAATTTTTAGAAATGAGATTTATAGAAAAAGAAAATAAACCTTTAAAATTATTAATAAGAGATTCATTATTGGTTTATTTTAGTGTAATATTTAGTTATTTTATAATAAATCAAATTAATCCTTCTTTTAAAGGTGGAGCCAAACTTACAACACCTGTTTTTACTGATAATCCTGGTTTTTAATTTCATCTACCAGTCCAAACTTTTACAATTGGTTTTGGAACCATTCCTTTTTTTAAATTTTCTTCATATTTATTATAAGTATAACCTGACCATTTTTGATACAACATTATGTCTCCAAGAAGAGATTTATTTTTATATAAAGAGTATTTTTCTGTATAAAAAATACATCCTAATATTCTTTCTAAACAACATCTATCTGCTCTAGTTTTTATAACTTTACATAAATTTGATAAATGATATTTATTTTCAATATTTAATAAAAAGGAATGATTTATATAAACTTGAGAACCAAAACATCCATACCATTTAATCTGAGGCATTCCAATTACATTATCATTAAGAGATATTTTTTTTTGTAAATCATTTGAATTATTTAAATGTCTTAATATAAAAAGTGTTAAAGGAATATTTTCTCTATCTGCATGAAAATGCCAAATAGGAATGATATCTGTTCCATTTAAAACTTCAAAATTTATTCTTTTGTGAAAAAAAACACTATCATGTAATATAATTGCATTTTCAAAATATTTATTTTTTAAAAAATAGTAGTAAGGTAAAAGTTCTCCACAACCTGGAAATTCTGATTTTACAATTTCAATATTTGACATATTATTTTCTTCTTTTACAAATTCTTCTTTACTATTATCATCAATAATGATAATTTTTGTATTAGGATAAAATTTTCTTAATAACTTTATAGATTGATTCCAATAACGATTGGTAGAAATAGAATTTACATGTCTTGTAATTATAAATCCAAATGAATTCATATATAATAGAAATATAAAATACAGGAAATAAAATTATTATATTTATTTATCTGCCAATTTTATAAATTCATTAATATTATTGCATAATAATGGAGTAAATTCATTTATTTTTTTGTCTTCCCAGTCCCACCATTTTATTTCTAATAATTTTTTTATTTGTTCTTGTGTAAATCTATATTTAATTAATTTAGAAGGATTTCCTCCAACTAAACTATATGGTTCTACATTCTTTACAACATGACTATTATTTGCAATAACAGCACCATCTCCTATTTTTACACCTGACATTATTGTTACATTTGAACCTATCCAAACATCATTACCAATAATTACATCTCCTTTTGTAGATGGATGTCCAACACCATCAAAATTACTAAATATATTTTTATGAATATGACCAAATGGATATGTTGTTACCCAATCTGTTCTATGATTTCCTCCTAAATATATATTTACATTTCCTCCTATAGAGCAAAAATTACCTACTATTAATTTTGCATTTTCATTTGACCAAACTAAATTTGGATTACCATAGGTATATTTTCCAAATGACATTAATAATATTATTAATATTTTTTATTTACAAAAAAATATAAAAAAATATATATAAAGATTAAAATATATATTTTTAAATGGGAAATAATAATAAACATTTTAAAGATTTTTTTACAGGTATAAGTGATGGAGATATAATTAATTTAAAAAATAATTATAAAATAATTAATGTTGATTATTTAGAACCTACATTAGTTCGTTCTAAAATGTATGAAAATAATTCATTTTTATTATCTAGAAAATCAGATATTATTAATAACATGTTGAATTATTATTTAAAACATAATGATTGTGAAATTTATAAAAAAACCGATTATTTATGTAATGAAAAAGAAAAAGTATGTATTTGTAATAATCATGCTGAAGATTTTAGAAAAATTTATGATGGAATTGATTATAGACCAAATGAAAAGTATATTAGTTGGTTTAAAAATGAATAATATTAAAAAAGATTTTTATTTATTGAAGTAGGTAAATTATGACCAAATAAAATCATATAAATTAATATTAATGAAGCAATTAATATACTTCTATTTTCAGCTACTATTTGTTTTTGTCCTAATATAAAAATCATAAAAATATATAAAAATATACCAATTATTAAAGAATGAAATAACATTATTCTTCCATTTTCCATAATTATATATATAACATATTTTATAAAATCTTATAGACTATTTTATAAAATATATTAATTTTTGTAATTTGATTTTGTTAATATTAATTAAATACAAGAAGGTATTTTATCAATATCAATTATATCTTGAGAAATTTCACCTTTAAATTTTGAATATATATCAAATTCAGGTCTTTCTAATTGAGCTTGGGGTGTATGATTATGAACACATCTTGCAATCATTTTATATAATTTAAATTCTGGATATCTATCTGTTCCATTATTTTTATATAACATATTCATTCCTTTATCGTCTAAACACCATTCAACAATTAAACGTTTTACTGGGTCTTTACATTTATTTAAATCTTTTATTTCTTCAATATCTTCAATTATATAATCAAGGATAGAACATGCTAATCTACATAAGTCAAAACTAAAATTTGGTTCCAATCTTGGTTTTTTTTCATTTAAATATGGTTCTGTATTATATTGAGTAGAAGCATCTCCACCAACTTGGAAACTATCACTACAAAATAATTTACCATCATATTTATAAATACTTCTTCCAAAATCAATAATTTTAAATATTCTACCAAAAGTTGGGACTTTATAGATTTTTTTCTTATAACAATAAAAAATATATTTTTTATCTGTTTCATTAAACATTACATTATTTGTATGTAAATCATTATGTGTAAAACTAAAAGCTTTTTGATATGTTATTAATATCATAATAATTTGCATTAATGCTGAATACCATTCTTCAGAAGATAAATCATTATTTAATATTAATTCATCAAATGTAAAACTACAATATTCCATAGCAATAATTTGGACTGGAAATTTTGGTATTATTGCTTCAATACATTCATCTTCTTCTTCATCTGTTTCTGTTGTTGAATCGGATATAGATGAATTTTGTTTATCATTTAAATCTTCTTTTTCATCTATCTCAGATTCACAACTTGTATCTTCTTCCTTATTTAAATCACAATTATTACATAATTCTGTATTATCTGTATAAGAAGACCTAGATGAACATGTAGAATTTGATTTTAGAGAAACATGAATATTATTATTATTATTATCTTTTTCTAATAAATTTTCATTTAAAATATCAATTAATTCTACAGAAGAATTATTATTTAAATTTAATTCTTTATCATCAAAAATATTATCATATATTTCATCATTAAAGGAATGAATAGAAAAATGTGATTTATTACTAATATTATGGTCAATTATAATTGGTTTTAATAATTTATTTTTATTATTAAATAAATACTCATAATCTTCTACTTTAAATAAAATATTTTTATTTTTAATAAAAAAATCGGAATTATTTAAATAATCAATATCATCAAATATATTAACAATAAAATCATTTTTAATGCCTAAAAACGAGCCATAATAATCAACACTATGTAAAAATTTATGAGAATATTTTAATTTACTGGATAAAAATAAAAAGAATCCATCTACATAGGCAGAATTATTTTCATCTAAATATTTTAAATGACAATTATTTTCATCAGAATGAAAGGAAGGTAAATTAAATATTTTGTTATCATTAATATTATATTTTCCAATTAAAAATTTATAAGGGTCTAAAAGTGGAGCAAGTTTAAAAAATACTTCTTTATTTATTAATTTATTTTTTTCAAAATGTTTTAAATTGCAATTAAATAAGTGTTTATCATTTTCATTAAAATTTTTTACAGTACTTATGTACCAAGGGTGATTTAAATTAATATTATTAAAATTAGTTTCATTTAAAGAAAAAAATTTTTTATAAATAGGAATATAATTTTGAATATCTGTTACATGTAAATTTTCCATATTTTCTAAACTTTTAAAAAGTTCAGTATTTTTCCTTTTTTGATAATTAATATTCAGCATACTTTAGCTAATTATTATATAAATTAAATTATTTTTTAACTTATTATTTATGTATTATATTATATTTCTAAACATTATATTTCTAGTTTTTACGTTAAAAAAATTAAAAAGAATATATTTTTGTAATATAATTATAATGACATTAGAACTTAAAAAATTTGATATGAAAAGTATTAGTTTTAAACCAAATGAAAATAAGGGTCCTGTTGTTGTATTAATTGGTAAAAGAGATACAGGAAAATCTTTTTTAGTAAGAGATTTACTTTTTTATCAACAAGAAATTCCTATTGGTACAGTTATAGCAGGTACAGAAGAAGGAAATGGATTTTATGGAAAAATGGTGCCAAAATTATTTGTTCATAATGAATATAATACTGCAATTATAGAAAATATATTAAAAAGACAGAGAACTGTTTTAAAACAAATTAAAAATGAAATGGAAACATATAAACGTAGTACCATTGACCCAAGAGCTTTTGTTATTTTAGATGATTGTTTATATGATAATACGTGGACAAGAGATAAAATGATGCGTTTATTATTTATGAACGGTAGACATTGGAAGGTCATGTTGGTAATCACAATGCAATATCCTTTAGGCATACCACCTACGCTAAGAACAAATATTGATTATGTTTTTATATTGCGTGAAAATTATATTGCCAATAGAAAACGTATTTATGAGAATTATGCTGGTATGTTTCCTACATTTGAAAGTTTTTGTCAAGTCATGGACCAGTGTACAGAAAATTATGAGTGTTTAGTTATAAACAATAACTCAAAATCAAATAAATTACATGACCAAGTTTTTTGGTACAAAGCTGATAATCACGGTGATTTCCGTTTAGGTTCAAAAGAATTTTGGGAATTATCTAAAAGTATGAAAGATGATGATGATGAAGAAGCTTATGACCCTAATAATGTAAAGAAACGTGGTGCC